CATCTTTGGGGGTGGAGCACATGGTGTTAATGCAAACAACATGACTGGAACTGTAAAACTTGCTAGTGGTTCAACTAAGATTAAAAAGAAAGCAACTAAGAAAGCCCCTAAGAAAAGTAGCAGTGGTGGCTTCCTTGAATCACTGCGTGGCTACGTTAAAAAGAATTTTATTAGGTAAAATGGGTATGTATCCACAGAGGTTCAAACCCTCTCATACCCACCACAAACACAGAGTGGTCACGCTAACACTTGATATGCCGCTGAAACCAATAATAATGCAGATCAGACAGCAAGTGTTAGCCTAGTACCCTATAAGGAGTAATATGGAAGATGAACTAGTGGTCGTAGGTTTAAGTCTATTACTGTCCTTCCTACTGTCTGTAACTATTGTAACTACCACTATGCTCATTAAAAAGGACAAGGAGTAATATGGAATATGAACTATTAGTCGTAGGTTTAGGTCTATTACTATCTATTATAGGTACCACTGTGCTCATGCGAGCACTTGTGAAGAAAGATGAGGAGCCTGTAGATAATGATCATACTGACTAAAAAGAATACACTTAAAGTAAAACTAGGGGCCGCACCTTCATCCGAGGCCCAGTTTTATCTAGCCTACTCTAACAGTGCAAACAATACGTTAGGTGCCAGCAAGGGAGTTACTGATGGAACTAATGATGTGACAATGCTTCATGCACCACAGCAAAGTATAGTACACGTTGAACATCTAACGGTATACAACCCAAATGCAACTGGAATAACTGTCACTGTAACTATAGACACCACTATACTTGTACAACTTACAGTAGGAGCCAATGAAACCCTTGCTAATGATGGGGAGGGGTGGTATATAGTTGGTAGCTAATAGACGGGAGTATATAAAATGATGGAGAAGAAAATGTACACCACCCTACTTTTAAACTTTGTTAAAGGCACTAAACAGCCTATGCACACTAAGACTAGGGAACAGTTAAAAGAATTGCGTATACAAATGACATGCTCCACAAGTGATGATAGGAGACATAGATTTGCCTAGTAAAAAGAAAACCGACACATGGAAACAGGTACAGGAAAGGTCCCTTATGGTACAAGGGCAGGACCTTGCCAACTTTAGGTGGGACCCTGCTGATTTAAAAGTGGCCCAGGCTATGCTGGCAGGAGCTAATACTGTACCTGACCTAGCTGTAGAGACAGGGATTAAACCAACACAATTAAGACACAGACTACTCGATCCTGTGAGATGTGCTTGGTTATCAAAACAACTGGAGACATGTGTAGGTGACAGACTAGGGCAAGTCATGGCCGCTGTATACAACAGAGCACTTCGTAGTGGTGACCCACAGGCCGCATCCTTACTACTTAAACAATATGGTAAGTTTGCACCTGAGCAAAAAGAGGTAAAGGTTACCCACACTATGGACCTGTCCGGTATGACAGAGGAGCAGATAGACCAGTTAATAGAGCAAAAGAAGCGGAACTTAAACATTAAAGATGCAGAGTTTAAAGTAAAGGATACCCCATCCGATGAATAAAGAACAGGAAACCCTCTTCCGACTCCTTGAAGAGAAGGAGAGAAGGCAGAAGCTATGCCCTATATCCAGGCTAGTATTCAATAAAGGTGGCCAAACATTGGCCGCTAAGTTGGTGGAGCAGGGTGATATACTATTGTTCTTAGCAGGAAACAGGTCTGGTAAAACACATCTACTCGTGGCTGAACTCATAGCATCCATGCTGGGATACAGGCCGTGGAAAGTGGATAACTTTGCTATGGTACAGCAACCTAACGGTAAGGTGAAGTTTCCTGAACGTGACCAGATACCCTCACATGCGTGGGTACGTAGGAGTGATGGGCTACCTATACAACACCCAGCAACTGTCCTGTTCATTACAGGGCTACCACTATCAAAAGGATTGAAAGTGTTGGAGAAGAAGTGGCATGAGCTACTCCCAGCCAACATAGATTATAAAAGATACAATGGGCAGTTCGGTGTAATGGCTAAAGCCACAATGCAGGGGTCTGAGTTGATCTGTGCGGCAGATACACAGGGTGCTCAATCATTTGAAGGTGCTGATTATGATGGTGCATTCTTCGATGAGCCTGTTAGGAAGCAGGTATACACAGCAGTTAAACGTGGACTCATTGACCACAGAGGTAGGATCATCTGGTCCATGACCCCTCTGAATGATGCCCGTAGTGCTTGGGTAGCACGGGATGTAGTGCTAAACCAAGAGGATAGAGGTGATGTCAAAGTAGTATATGGCAACGCCTCAGATAACCCACATGTAGACCAAGTAGCCCTAGAGGCTTTTCTGAATGACCCATCCTTGTCCGAGGATGAGAAAAGGGCTAGACGGTCTGGTGAGTTTGGTAGTATGGGTAATAAGATAGTGTCCACGTTTGATGAGGCCACTGCGGTTATACCACCTACTGACTTACCCCCTGATATACCACGTATGTTGGTAGTTGACCCTCATCACAGTAAACCCTCTTGTATGGTATGGGTTGCTCTATTGTCTGATGAGCAGTGGATTATATACAGGGAGTGGCCCAAGGTACCCATACACAGCCAGGGTGTACCACGTATGAGTATGGCTGACCTTGCCGCACAGATAAAGAGTGTGGAGGGTAAGGAGAATGTGTGTTACAGATACTGTGATCCACAGTTTGGAAGACAACATGGGGCTGTCCTAGGTCAGCGGTTTAAGTCATTTCAAGAAGAGATGAGTGACTACGGACTGACCTTTGACGCCCGTCTTGATAATAATTTAGAGAGGGGTATTGCGGAACTACGTAATGCCTTTAAGGTGTCCCCTGAAACAAACCGTCCTAGAATACAGTTATTCAACACGTGTAAGAATACTATAAACGGGTTGGGCTTATGGAGTTATGTAGATACTCCAGGGGGCCAACGTAAGGTATCAGAGGAGATGAAAGACTTTTGCGATTGTGTCCGTTATGGCCTGATGGCTAACCCTACTGCCGATGTAGACAGTATTGGATGCCATTCATATCTTGAAAATGATGAGGATGATGATTGATGAGAGACAAATTAAACGGTTTATGGCTTGACTTTTGGTATGTTCTGCTAGGTCTTGGGGTTGCATTTTACTTCATTCCTGGTTGTACTAGTGCTGAGGATGTTAAACTCGGAGTGGATGTTACTCTTGATGCCGCCAGTGAGGTTGGTCCTGAGATTATAACTAAAGCTGTTGGGGGTGACTATATTGGTGCTGGTATTGCCATAGGTACAGGTATTCTGGGTGCAGTTGGTGCGTATTTCACTGCACGTAAAATGCGAAATAAGAAGGTGCAGTAGTGATTAAATTTTTAATAAAACTAATTCTTATTGGTGTATTGGCTTTCTGTATACACGCTTATGTACAAGGCCAGTTCAACCTTCAAACTACATTTAAGATACAGGACAAGGTATACCAGTTACAGACAGTAGGAAGTGTACAACAGGTACCGCCGCCAAAGATTAAATTCAAGAGGGCATAATGATTCACATACTGACTAACAATAAAGATACTGAATATAAAGAGATTATTAACAACCTTGCCCGTAAAGTGGGTGAGGAAGTGTGTGTTCTGAGAGATACACCAGGAAACATATCTAAACTCTTTGAGGGTGTGAACTATGCAAATGGCCGCACAATAATATTCAGACCATCATTCATACCTTCACCCAGTTTCTTTGAGGAGATAGATTACTTGTATGAGCAGGATGTACATGTTGTAGTGCCTAGTGCCTATACAGCTACCTTTAATCCAGAAGAGGATGTACCTTATGAGATGTATGAGACAGGTGTTAGTCACGACTTCATAGTGTTCCAATTGATGGGGCAAAAAGAGTTTGTAATACCCAGGGGTTTCCACTGGGGATACCTTGAAAATGTAAATAATAGTAGAGTATATAGACTTGAGTCTAGGTACTGTGGCAATTTTAAGAACGGCTTCTCCCTAAGAAGTTCTTTAGGCGATATCATACCTGGCATACGCAGGCATACTAAGAATGTGTTCCTGGGTAAAGATGCTGTGGGTGGAGATGCTGTAACAGACAGGGTGGTACAGAAACGCTTGGCACGTGCCGCCATTGAAGCATTAAGGATATGGCTAGTATGAAAATGGCAATACTATTACGGTGCCACAGACGGACGTGGCAGTTAAAGGGTGTACTTAAACAATGTCTGGAGGGTTTACCACAGGTAGGGATAGTACCTGAGGTAATTCTCATGCCTGACAAACCCACAATAGAAGTATCAGCTATAGTGGATGAGTTTGCACAGAGACCAAATGTCCATATAGTTACACCTCCTGAATGTACTGGACACCGCTGGGCTAAGACAGGGATGGAGGGCCTTAATTATGGTATGGCCTACATTGACAAAAACATTACCGGAGTTGAATGGGTACACTTTCGTGACGATGACGAAATGTTAGGAGTGGGGTGGGAAGATAATCTCGCCTCCTGCCTATCTGACAAAGATACCCTTGCCTGGCTTGCGTTGTCCTTGTATATATGGGAGGATTTAGAGGATACAGAACCACAGGTAAACTTGGAGATGTTTCACCTGTCCCCCATCATATTCAGGTATATCAAGGGTGACAGATTCCCAACAGACGGTACTAGTTTGCAAGTAACTAAACAAATACACACACGTATAATGCGGAATATGTATAGGAAAAGGACATTACCATTCTACCTATTCGACTATGGTGTGACTAATTATACAGCAGAAGAGCGTCAAGCAATGGTTAAACGGATGAATGATGCAGGTAAAGATGATGATTATACTCAATCTTTTATACGTACACCCACATTAGTTGACCTATCTTATATACTAAGGGAAGATATACACCCCATAGAACTCGCTAAAATGCAGATGAAAGGCAAAGGACTACTGCGATGACGATGAAACAAAACCCGTTAAGTCTGACTGTACTAGAGAATTTAGACTTAGATGCACATAAAAAGGACATAGCCGACATATCTGAAGCTGTTGAACTAGAGAAGGGTAACCGAACTAGGTGGGCTGAGGATATTAGGAAAGTGAGGAAGTTGATAGATGGTACAGAAAAGAGAAAGAACAAGCCGTGGTCCAGTGCCTCCGATACCTGTGTTCCTCTCATTAAAAGACAACTACGCCGTTGGAAGCCCAGTCTATACAACCTATACGCTATGGCCGACCCTGTCTGTGCCTTCTACGCCTCAGATGTTAAAGGCATTGAAATGGTAGAACCTGCGGAGAGGTTCTTTGACTGGCTTGTAAAAGTCCATATGGACGACACAGACGACCAAATCCAGTTCTTGACCAATTACATAGGCAGGGATGGAAGTGGCTACCTGGGAGCATCCTGGGACTATAAAACAACTACTCAGTCCAGGGTAGTTTCCGTAGAGAATATATTCCCACAAGGTGTGCCTCAGGACCCTAACTTAATAGTCCAGACACTGGCACAACAGTATGAACTCAACATAGTAGACCAGCGTGTAGTAGAGATGCTACAGGCGGCAGTAGAACTTATTATGCAGGGTGCACCATTTGTGCAGTTGAAGTATGATAAGGTTGTCAAGAATAAACCCAAGCTCATAGCCTATGACCCAACATATATAGTCACCCCTGCCCACAGTACAACAGCACATGAGGCACCCTGGGTAGCTATAATGCATGAGATGTCAGCTAATGAGTTGAGGCAGAAGGCACGAGATGGCTTCTTCTTAGAGGAAGTTGTGGCAGAGGTGATGGAACGTGCTAATGAAGACAGCCACGACTCACCACCAAGCTCCCCAATGGGTAGTACTGATGGACCCTACAATAAGAACATAAGACTCCAGGATGCAGGAGTTAACTCCACTAATGAAAATTTCCAGGTGTATCAGGTATACTGTCACATCGACTGGAATGGGGATGGGATTAAAGAGAAGGCTGTACTGTGGTACACTGACGAGTTCGGTGCACCTGATGTACTAGCACTATTCCCTTACTCACTGTCTATGGACCACTGGCCTATATTCAGATTCGATTATGAACGTACAGAGCCAGGACCATACCTGTCCCAGGGTATGGGCAGGATGTTAATGCCTCTCCAGAAAGAGCTTAACAAACAGTACAGAGCACGGTCAGACGCCATTGATATACAGCTAGCCCCAGTCTTCCAGAAGAGGATTACAGGTGGATTACGCAGTCGCAATATCAAGTGGGGGCCAGGTAGAGTAATTGATGTACAAGAGATCGGAGACATAGCTCCGGTAGAAAAGAGTGCATTCAATCTACATGAATACATCAATAGTGAGAGTGTAATAGAGAACTATGCAGATACCTTAGTGGGCAGTCTAGTTAACGACTTACAGGCCACAGGTAGTAAGTTGGAAAGGCGTACAGCTACTGAGGTTGGACAAGTTGCACAGACTAGCAAAGCTATGGCTAGTATGGACTCTGCATGTTTCCAATCAACAATGAGATTTGTGTGGCAGACAGTATGGCAACTGTGGTTGGATTTTGGGGAGAGGGAGGTATACTACTGGGTAACCCAGGAGCGTACACCTGAACTCTTTAAGAAGGCCGACTATGATAAGAACTTCCAGCTTATGCCGACTGGCACACCAGGTAATACAGATAAGAATGAGCAATTGAGGCGTGTGATGCAACTTATAGAGATGTCATACCAAGACCCTACTCGAAGTTTCAACATACCTTACCTCATTCATAGAGCCGCAACACTTATAGATGATAGAATGGCTGATGCCGCCTTACTCCCACAGGCCCAGCAGATAGCTATTCAAACAATTCAACAGGCCGCTAAGTTAATATCCGAGGGTGACTTACCTCCAGACATCCAACAGGCTATGACTACAGGGGCTGAGAATATTGAAACACAACAGGGAGGTTCAGCGTAGGGGGACCCGAAAGGGTGCTGAACCTCCTTTTATAAGGAGAATGTATGTCAAAGGAATCCCTGAAGAAAGATTTGGAAGCACTTGAAGATGTGGAAAGAGTTAGACGAGTTAATTCAATTAAAGAAATAGGCATCAATTCACAGTTTGGTGAGTTGGTGGAGTTGGAGATTGATGATTTAAAGGATCAGTATAATGCCGCTATAATGGCTAATACTGGAACTAATGAAGCGTTGTGCCTCCTTGTACATAGACTACAAGGGATTGAACAAGTTAAACGAAACATTTTTAGCAAATGGGAAGAAGTAGAAAAAGATGGATGAACAAGTAACCCCCGAACCAGGACAGGAACAACAAGGTAATAAAATAGAAGCACGTATAAACAAACTCTACGGAGAAAAGATGGAAGCTGTTGAGAATGCCCAGGCTTTTAAAGTAGAGAATGACGAACTTCGCACACAGATGACTCAATTGCAGGAGCAAGTAGCTGAACTTCAGACACCTGCGGTTACACCTACACCCCAAGCTGGTAATGACGGTAACGCTGGGGCGTTAGATGAAGCCAAACTCCACGCAATTATAGAGGAGTCTGTAGGTAAAGTCCTGAGTAACAATCAGGCAACTGCGAAGAAACAACAGGCATTAAGGCAAGCACAGGAGACCTCTTGGGGTAGTGCAGTAGCTGAGATGGGTGTGTTGAAAGACCAGCAATCAGACCTGTATAGAACTGCTCAGAATATCTGGGCACGTGATCCAGAACTGAAAGCCAGTCCTAACGGCCCATACAAAGCCGCAGTTATGGCAAGAGGAATCGTAGGTTTCGACGCTTCGCCTGATGTCAACGGAGTAAACGCCGCACAGCAACAGCAGACCATTAACCAAAATTTCAACACAGGTAGTGTTGATTCTGCTATTGCAAAGTTAGACCAAGAAATTAAAGTAGCTAAAGAAGCACTTGCAACGCCTAGTGCTGGAGCTATTGGCGGTCTGTGGGGTAAGTATAAGGACCTCCAAGCAAAGAAGGGGGAACTTCTTAGACAAAAGAAAGGTAGCTAATGGCTATTTTAACAACGTGGGATGAGATCGTAGCAGGTACGCTGGACAGTGATTCGACAATTCGGGAAGAGTTGCAGGATGCAATTCACAATGTAAACCCTTTTCAGACACCTCTGTTGTCTAGGCTCCGTCAGGTGCCTGTAGAAAACAACCATGTGCAGTGGATGATCGACGAGTTTCGAGCCGCCGCCGCTAACGCTTGGTTGGAAGGTATTGCGTATACCGCTCAGGCATTGACCAGCCCTAGTCGGGCGTCTAACACTACTCAGATTTTCTATGATGGTGCGGCTATCTCTGATCGTCAGAGAGCAGTAAACCATGCTGGAATCGCTGATCCGATTTCTTACTACGAGGGGAAAGACCTCATCGAGATGAAGAAGGATATGGAACTCGCTCTTGTTAAGGGTTCCGCCGCATCAGGTACCACAGGTACTGCATCTCAAATGGGTGGGTTTATGAATGTCGTAACCACCAACACTACAACGACTAGTTCAATCACTTTGACTGAACTTGTATTCGGCAACCTCTTGGAACTTGTATGGGATGACACTGATGCCATGCCTACAGATGTGTACGTTGGACCTAAACTCAAACGTACTATTAGTACCTACAGCACTGATGTTACACGTAACATTGATGCTGAGGCCAAGAAACAACTGTTGGTTGTTAATCAGTATGACTCGGATTTTGGTGCTGTTAACATCCATCTCCACAGAGACATGACAAGCTCTGAATCGGCATGTGACCTCTTGTGTATCGACCCTAATTACTTCGCTACTGGATGGCTCCAGCCACTCCGTAGGGAAATGCTCACTAGGGACGGTAAGAGAGATCGTTACCAGCTTTCTGCTGAATTTACGCTCCTGTACGGGAACGAAAAGGCGGCTATGACAGCTAAGCACATGAACCCTTACATCGCATAATTAAATACCCAGGTGTTCTACTAAGGGCACCTGGGTTTCTTTTACCCCTGGAGGATTATGGAAGCCTTAGAGAAACTAGAGCACTGGATAATATTCAGAGCAAAAATTAAAGATAGAGTCGAGCGTTCGAGAGCACGAAAATTATTAGCCGCAGTTAAAGAGGAGTTCGCAAATGCCGCACGAAACACACATTCACTTCAAGGGCAAGGGAGTTGTGGACTTCCTGGAAAATGTAGCTCTAGCATGGAGAGCAAAGTATCCGCAAAGAGCAAAAGCGTATCTACGGACATTAAAAAATGAACAAACCGCACTGGTTAACCCTACTGGTATGAGTAAGAAGGGTAACTTCAAATACACAGGGTCTATACCAGAAGATATTTATAATGTATTAGAGAAAAAGTACCCATATTTTTTTCGTGATCCTAAGAATATGAGGGCATTCCAAGAAATTTTTATGGGCAAGTACGCCCCCGAACGTATACTATAAGGAGATAAGTATGGCAACCCCCCAAGTACCAATCAGTATCTGTGTAATAGCAAAGAATGAAGAGCTTAACATTGAGCCGTTCTACAATAGTTTCAAGGATATCCTTACCCACCCTGACGATGAAGTGGTGTTAGTAGACACTGGGTCCTGTGATAAGACTGTTGAGATAGCTCAGGAGTATGGTTGGAAGGTCATAGACCGTTCTGACCTGTGCTCAAAAGAGTTAGTCGAGAAGGGTAAGAAGAAGTTTGATAAAATTTTTGACGAATATGGTGCACATGGCCACTTCAAAGATGGTATCCTTACTTCATTTGCTGAAGCTAGACAGGCTAGTTTCGATGCCGCACAGAATGATGTATGTATGTGGTTTGATTTAGATGATGACTTAGTTAATGGGCACCTGCTTAGAGCTATGATAGATAACGTAGCCTCTAAGAGTTCAGCCCAGGGTAAGGGCTTTGCCCTCTTCCTTAGGTATGACTACAGCTTTGACGATAATGGTCAATGCAATACAATACTCTGGCGAGAGAGAATCGTCAGCAAGAAAGATTTTTACTGGAAGGGTGGATGCCATGAAACTCTTCTGCCTCTAGCCCCTGATTATATGATGGCTAGAGACGTTGACTGCCCAGTAATTATAAGCCATAGGACACCTAAACAACACCAGTTTAGTGACTTACGTAACTATATCATCTTGAAAAATGATATGGACAAGACACCTGATGCTCGTACCCTCTTCTATTTAGCCAACGCATGTCGTGGGTTAAAGTTGTTTGAAGAGTCTATACACTGGTACTCTGCATTTGTACCACAGAGTGGTAACAAAGAGGACATCCTGGCATCGTGGATCAACATGGCATATTGCTGGGCACAGTTAGGTGATAAGTACAAAGCTATTGATATGTGTCTACAGGCACAGAAGGTAAGCCCAGATGACCCACGTGTGTACTACACAGCCGCCGCAATATGGGGTGAGATGGGGCATTGGAAGAATGTTATACTGTATGTTAAGTTGGGTGACCAACTGAAGTTACAGGACACTATGCACGCTGTAGACCCAGCGACTATTGGATACCAACCTGCACTAGCATTAACACAGGCTTTCCGTCACCTCAACTTACCTGAACAGGCACTCCAAGCCTCAGAGAGATTACTTAGGTGTTCTCCTGATGAGGCCACTAGGAAGCTAGTACAAGACTTGGGCAACTGGGCTAACGCTGAGATAAGTTCAACACAGATGCTTAGTGTAGTACAACATGCAGATGATCCACAGGAAGCACTGAAGCATTTCAAACTATCCCCACATATTATGGACAGAGGTATAGCTCAACTAGAGACAGTTAGTCCAGGAGCTAAAGAGGGTGTGAAAACTGTAACCTTCTTCTGTGGCCAGTCAGCCACAACATGGGGGCCTCCAGGCAAGGAGAAAGGTGTAGGGGCTAGTGAGAAAATGGTGTACGAAGCGGCTAGACGGCTGGTAAAACAGGGCCACAATGTACAAGTATACTGTAGACTCAATAGGCCAGAGGGTGTATGTGAGGAGGGGATTAACTGGTACTACAGTGGCAGATTTAACCCCAGTATCTACAGGGATGTGGTTGTAGTATGGAGAGTTCCACAGTATGTGTCACAAGTTCCACTTGAATGTGGTAAGTGCTTTGTATGGATGCATGACGTTGGGGATAACAACGTGTGGGACCAGAGGTTACTGACTAGGATAGACAAGGTGTTCTTCTTATCAGAGTACCATAGAAGTCTCCATCCTAATGTACCTAATGATAAGGTATACCTTACACGTAATGGTATAGACCTAGCCAACCACCTGTACACAGGCGATGTAAAGAAGAAGAAGAAAATAATTTACTTCTCATCACCTGATCGTGGGTGGTGTACAGCTATAGAAGCCTTTAACAAATCCAAGCTGGCTAAGAAGGGCTATGAACTCCACATGTTCTACGGCTTTGGTGAACTATGGCAGAAGCTGGCATCTGAAAATGAGTATGGGTACATAGTGGAACTGGGTATAGATACTAGGTTCTATGAGTATGAGTCTAAGTGTAGACAGTTGGCACTCAACAGTAAGGGTGTAGTGTTTAGAGGTAAAGTGGGTTGGGGTGAGATGGCGAAGGAGTTGAAGGACTCATCTATATGGCTGTACCCAACTAAGTTTGATGAGATTAGTTGTGTGGCCGCAATGGAAGCAATGGCGGCAGGTTGTAAGATAGTTGCTACAGAACATGCCGCACTTAAAGAAACATTAAAAGGATACCCTGGGTGGTTTAAAACAACACCCTCTAAAGCCGCTAACTCCCTCCGGTTAGCCGCCAGTAGCAAGGAGCAACCAGCTAAGTTGGCAGAGTTCGCCAAGAAATTCGACATGGACAAATTAACTGAAGCGTGGGAAGAAGATTTATTTAAGGGGGACAATGGGCACGACGACATTCGGCCAAGCCATAACGGAAGTACAAAGGAAGACGGGGAGGAACGATTCGGGTTTTAACTCCCGTATACAGGAGGCCATCAATGCCTCTATAAGAACATGGGCCAGGATACTCCCTTGGCCATCCCTCGAAAAGTGGGGCGAGGTCACATACGTGGGTGGGGGTTATCTATATCTACCAGCGGATGTGAACAAAGTTATTTGGTTACTGGACAAAACCAATAAACATTGCATGGAACAAAGCCAGGATACCTGGGACAGGGACTACACTGTAGCCCTGGCCCAGGACACGGCTGGGATGGCATACGAGTTTGAGGACAGGGGGCTGGCACCTACTATCACTACAGTGTCTGGACCTCTGGCCGCCTTCTCTACCAACGCCAGTGATGTAGTGGGGATATTCTTTGAGGGTACACTTGTACCATCTATCTCTACCTATTCGCTCAGTGCAGACTACTATTCCTATAATGGTACACAGAGTATCACAACTAATGGGGCCACCCCTGTGACCTGTACCAATCCATTCACTTCAGTAAGCTCCATTGGTAAAACTGCTGATAGCACAGGTGCCATCATACTCCAATGTGGTGGGGCTACTGTGGGGATAATAGGACCTTTGGAAAACCAATCCACATACCGTAAGATTAAACTATTGAGGAAACCTACAGCAGGTACTGTCTTTATGTACAAGGCATACTGTGACCCTGACAAACTGACTAACACTAATCAGACTGTACCGTGGTCTGTCGACTTTGACTTCGTGGTATGGAAATCAGTGTCTCAGATACTGTGGGATATGAGAGAGGACGAACGTGCAATGATGGCTGAGAAGAAGGCTGGACAGATTGCACAGCAACATATTAAACGTGAAGAGATGTTTGGTGCTGAGGGGGGCAGGGTACAACCGGAGGATATGACATAATGGCAAGACCTAAACTAGAAACGGAACAGGCTATCGATGTCACCAAGGGTGTGCGTAGTAATGTTGAGCCGTACTACTTAGAGCCAGGCCAGTTATATTACTTAAAGAATGCCAACCTGGATGACCTTGGTGCCAGACGTAAAAGGTATGGTAGTACTACGTATGGTACAGCAGGTCTTGAATGTGGTGGCCTGTCTGCCTGGGTGTTCAAGGACCTGACTAGGAAGATGGCAGGGTACTGGGACAACAGTATCTTTACTACTGAGGGAGACAAGCTGTGGGCCAGTCACGGTACAGGTGCTAGCCTTGTGACTAACCATTACTTACACGGAACATTTGGTAGAATACTCCAACATGAAACTGCGTCTGGAAGTAGTACTGCAACCTTCACAACTACAGCTAACTTTATCCACAGTGTGTACGCAAGTACAAGTAACCCAACACTTTCCAACCTGTCCATCATGCCAGAGAATGGCCTGTGTACAATGAATGCATCC